ACTATATTTAAAACCTTTTTGAGATTCAAAATCACTAATATAAACTGATATTGTTGTCGCATCTATACTTGAATTATCTAAAATAAATCTTTGATCCAAAGATCCGTCATATATAAAACTTTTTTTGAGAAGTGTCCCTTGATAGATGGGAATATTATCAAAGTATGCAACTTTAACACCATTTTCAATTTCAATTTTTCCTTGTATATCTTCTATTGTAGAAAATACAAATGTCGTATCATTAGAACTTCCGGTTGAGAAAATTCCTGCATCTAATGCTACTGTAGAAATTTCATCACTATTATTATCTGGTAAAACAACTCTAAGGGAAACTGTTGTTTTTGATGCAGTTTTCGATCTTGGAACATAACCAATATTTCCGGCAAGAGAAACAACATTTTGTCTGACTGTTGCAGAATCCAAAAAGGATTCATTAACAATCATATTTGAATTAAACGACGTAATGTAGGTATTATACGCCAGTGTGTCAATTAATGCCGAAAAATTAGACCCTTCAAAGTCAAAATCTGTAAAATCAGAGTTTGCACGAAGATAATCCTTGATGGATGTCTTAATTTGATCGAAATCTAGGTTTGTAAACTTAGTAAAAGGCATTTTATTATCTCGTTGCCTCTAATATGAATGAGTATTCTTGTGTTGGGAACTCTTGTCCAATAATATCAAAAAATATTGTAGCTTCAAATGAGTTATCATCTGGTAATGGATTGACTTTTACCTTCACATTATTAACTCTAGGTTCAAAATTGTTAATACAGGTAAGAATTTGATCTTTAATGATTGAGGCTGTACCAAAATCTATAAATCCAAATAGACTACCATAGACATCAGACCCAAAAACCGGGTTAAAAAACTTTTCGGTTGGTATTGTTTCAACAATATTCCGAACGGAACGACGAATTGCCGACTCATTCTTTAAAATTGGTAGATCATTCGTGATTGGATGAGGTTCAAAGGACAAACTAATGTCCTTGAATGCTCTGGATATCCGTGTTACCGCCATCAGACAGAGTTTTTATTTATTTATACCGTCATTTTCAACATTTTCTTCACTATTTTGACGTTCTTTTGCCGTTTTCCAAAAATAATTCTCATCATTTCCAAGTCCATCACGGTCATGACCGTTTTCGACCTGATAATACACTGTCGAAACCTTAAAGTCGGGTATTTTTGGTTCTTCTGGAGTCAAACTATTGTCATAAATGCGAGTTCTGTTGTTTGGATAGAGACAAAACTGCCCATTATCAAGCTCAATGAGGTTATGTGACTTGTGTTCGGAGGGATTCTCACTTGTAGAGTAATCAACTATGTCAGGATCCTGGTGATAGTTGTCCAGAGTACACACATAGGTGCCCGTCTGAGTGCCATAGTCCCTTGTATAGACCTCATAGTGCATAGAACCAATAAACTGCTTCTGTACTGCCACTACACCGTAGTCCATACAGTTCCAGAACTGTAGATTGTGTAGAGTCATATCCGGATCTGGTGTCTTGGGTTCACTCAGAAAGGCACTGATAGGGAGTTTATCGTACATTGCGGCATATTCGGGTAAATATGTCTCAAAATAAAAAGCACGTCCAGGAATCGACTTTGCCGATACCCAGACGCCCTTTACAAACTCCCCATGTCCACTTTGATGATCTGTCAGGTATTCTTTACGAACCCATACTTCCTGTGATGGAAGATTAGTTATCAAACATGCCATGGTAATTTACATATCTACATTATGTATTCAACCCCTACCCTGACCCCTATATGCCTTCTTTGCGTTGTTACGAGAGGTCGCGGCACTCTTTGACCCTTTACCAGAACCTTGACGAGTTTTCTTCGGTGTTCCGAGAGAATATGAGTCCTTGTTTATTCCTGTTTTTGATTTAGCCATTTTGATGCTCCGTATTCATTAGTAATAATAGTTTGTAAGTGCTCCGGTTTTGGTGACCCGGTGGCATAAAATTCAATTGCCAGATCTTGCATGATCTCCAGATATTCATCCTCGGTAAGATTGGTGAATAATCTCTTATTCTTACGAAGGATGGTATATCGATCAGATGACTCTCGTTTTTTCATGTCCTACTCGTACTCGGGGATCACACCAAATCTCAAATCCACTCTCAATTGCATCGAGACAGAAAGAGACATCTTCTCCACACATGTCCTGCACTTCTCCTGATTCAAAGACTTGCATCTTCGGGGCAAACCATGGATACTTGATACCTTCGTTCTCAAAGACTCCGTGCTTGATAAGTAACCATCCAAAACCTGTATAGTCCACTGTGAATGGTTTTTTGCGCTTACCAATACTCTCTAGAGTTTCGTGGTTCATCACACCTCCATTGTTACGGAAGTCATCCTCCTCCAACCAATGAGCGACTGATGTGGTGCGACCGTCCTCTGTACAGTACCATCCTGCCGCAAGGTCCTTGTCCATTAGAACCAATTGCCAAAACTTTTCAGTATTGAATACAATGTCACTATCAATCCATAACTGATAATCATATTTCAACTTGCCGTCCCAGGGAATTTGATCCGGTCCTCGCAGTACATTCGCACCAAGACACTTACATCTTGCAAAATTCACCATCGATGAATAGTCTTGCGAAATCTGGATGCTTGCCCCTGCCTGTACCAGGTCGAAACAAAGTTGTACGAAATTTTTCAGATACACATATGAAACTCCTCTTCCGGGAAGACAAAAAACAATTGTCTTTCCTTTGACCATCTCTTTTGCCTTATCATAATCCCATTCAGATGCAGACTCTGATGGTTTCGGTGTCTTTGCCTTTACAGTAAATCCTTTAGCCATAATAGAATAAAACTACTTCAGTATCATAACACTCTATCTATACGAAGTCAATAGACTCCGGACCCTTAGTCAATACTTCTGATTATAATTGAATCTCCATCGACCTCGATATTTACTTCTGTTCCCTCATACCATTTGTTCTCGTCACATATCCATTCTGGAATCGTCAATAAGTGCTCTCCGGTGATTGGATCGATCTCTATGGTCGTAAAATTTTCTGCGGGATTTTTTTGCATTTCTTTGAACTTTGCCATTGATTTTATATATGCTCGGAATTTTTTTAAGAGAGAGAAATTGAAAGGTCGATCTGGGTCGTTTATAGCTTAGGGAAGTAGGGTGTTTTTAGCCACGCACCGCGGCAATAAGGGGGCATAATACCCCCTAACTGCTGTCAACGAACGCACGGCACTGTGTAAGGATTGCGAACAATCTTTATGATGCCGTCATCAATGACTTTAATCCATTTTTTGTCTGTGTGAACACAAATAGTGTGAAACTTTCCAAAATCAGTGCGCCGAACGATTTTCATAATGTATCAGATAGGGTGGAAAGTGCCGAGGGGGATGAACCCCTCAGGCGAAGACATAACCTGATACAAAGTCTTCTGTCTGATAAACATTTTTTCCGTTGATTGCACCGACGAACTTTCTCACATACCAGAGGAAATCTTTCTGAAAGACGCCCTCACCGACGATGCAGAATTCAGAGCAGAGTGCATTGAGTCTGCTCTTAGTTGTATTGGACTGCCATCCACCGTCAAAGATTGCCATGGAAGTGTCATCGACCAGAGCAATTTTGTTGCCGTGGAGATATACGGTAGACACACCCATGTTAGTGACAACTTGAGTATTTCCTGAACTCCAATTCTTGTTACCTTTGATTGCGGTGATCATCTGCTGTTCGATCTTACGCATGAGAGGGGGGGGGTTGAAAGGACTGGGGTCGTGGTGGGGTCGTCTCCCCTCCACTTCTTTAATATACACGGAATCGGGGTCCGTGGGGAGAATGGTGGACGGTTTGCCGACCGTCACAGTCGTTCCATTTGTTTCTCTATAGTTTCCCGCCGTTCTTCCATAACATCGACCAGGTTGGAATCCATAAGATCGATGAATAGATTCACACCTAAGATAGTGAACAGAACCAGGAGACAGATACGCATGAGAAAGTGTTACTTAAGGACGGAGAGGTTTGTGTTACTTAGTTGAAAACTAAGTCTGCAATTTCATTCACATTTGCGGCAGATTCCCAGGCATCATAGAACGAATCCCATGCCTTCTTATTCTCAACGAACCCGTCAATTTCCAACTGATCACATACCCAATCATATGCCATATCTACGTCGGCATTAGTATCACAAACGAACTGAAACATTTGCCCCATGATGTCATCCCAGGTTGCTTGCATTTCGGGTGAGAGTGAGAAGATTGGAGTTGCCATGAGTTGCGTTCCTTTGACTCTTATAGAATCCCATACTTTGGGAGATTTCACAAGGGGGGTTTGTGCCACCTTGCCAACTGGTTTTGGCTGCCCCCTTAAGTGTTACTTTGCTCCAAAATGTGTGGATAGTATTCTTTAGCTTCTGTAATAAGTTCGTCTACTGTATACATGTCATAACTGGCATCTAATTGTTCAGCAACTAATTGCATTAATGTTTTCAGATCCATATCATCCAGAATCTGATCAATTAAATTTTGCTGCAATTCGTCCCGGTCGATGATGTTGTCAGACATGGAGTTTGTGTGATCGAAGGTGGACACGAAGGACATCAGTAATCTGTGTTGCCGTTAATAAACTTTTCTACGTCAAACTTTTCTTCCTTCTCCCATTCTTCTTTGTAATCTATCACGTCAAAAATCTCACCGGGAGCGTCTGCGATTTCGTCGAAAAGTGTGTCGTTCATTGGAAGTTTTTGAACTTGAGAATACAATACACGATTTTGGTGCCCTGTGGGGATTTAGTGGACACCTCTACAACTGTCACAGGTCCTTTAACATTTCATCAATTTCGTCGGTGTTAATCTTACCATCCATCCAACGTACGCCGTCCGGTGTCATTTTACCGAACACGATTTCCAGTGCCGGGATGCAAAAATCATACGAAGTATTTCCTTTCACTAAGTTATACATTCCCTCATCATTTTGCAACCACAAAGCAACATTCCAGGTATCGTAATTCGTCCACCCGTTGTAGTCTGTTCTCTCAGGAATCATGCTAGTAAGTTTTTCCATGGGATTTGTTTGAACTGAACATAACATAACCCCTCACGAACGGATTCGCAAGGGGGTCTGTGCCAGTTCCACGACTGGTTTTTTAGAATATTCTATTCTCATTAATGATATCTTATTGAGAATAAGAAACCAATTCACGAAGTGTCACACTAGAAGATATCTTGCAGATCTTCAATGGTAGCATGAACATCTTCATCACCTTCGAGCTGCAGAATCTCACGCCAATTCTGCTCCTCGATATCAAGATCATCGTAACATTCGATGTCTAGAATAACACGGACTGTGCGTTTCTGTGCAATCATTGTGGTTAGGTGATTCTCGGACTATTATATCATGCGTAGTGCATGTATGCAAGCGCTTGATAGTCTTGCTCGTCACGATGTTCGTCATCATCATATGCGGACATCTCGTCATTATATGATGCACTATCTTGTATCATGTTATGTGATGATACATGTCCCTCGCGCATCTCGTCGAGATCATATGATGATGAATAATCATTGCTTAATGTATAGTCGAGATCGTAATCGTCGTACATGGTTCTCGTCGAGATTGATGGACTGTGATTATGATACTATGATCTCGTCGAGTTGTCAAGTGTATATCTCGACGAGATTCATAAGATCTATTTATATAATCTCGACGAGAAAATGTGTGGGTCTCAAAGTATTATTGCGTCCCCTGTTGACAAAATGCTCCGAGTGTGATAGCGTGCGGACTAAACTCACATAAGGACAGAGGGTTTCTCACAAGTATCTGTGAGGTTATTATGGGGTTACTACACAGTATCCACGGGGTTACTAACACCCTTATTGCTAATGATTCTCATTTAAGATAAACAACACTTTTATATTTAAAAATACCTTTTTAATTGTTTTTTAACCCTTTTTTAGCATATTTCAATCAATTTCTCCATAATTTCACTATAGGCACCAATAATATCACCTTCTCCTTTACGGAACAAATCTTTATCCATACTCATATTAGTTTCCTTATTTCTCAACCTACAACCATCAGGACTAATCTCATCGGCGACAACAATCTTTCCATCAACAGTCTTACCAAATTCCAACTTAAAATCAACCAGTGTGATACCTATCTTATTAAACAAATCAGATACAATGACATTAGTCTCCCTTGTATACTGTTTAATCAGACTTAGGTTTTTATATCCCATTACAGATAATCTATCCTCCGTAAGTAAAGGATCATTCTTATTATCATCCTTCAGATAGAACTCAATCAATGGTGGACTGAATACCGTATCTTTCGGTATCCTGGTTTCTCTTACAATAGAACCATCAGCTATATTCCTTACGACAACTTCAATCGGAATAATTGCAACCTTCTTACACCGCATAATACCGGGACCAGAAGATTGTATGAAGTGTGTCTGAATACCTTTCTTCTCTAATTGTTCAAATATAAGTGATGATATCTTTGCATTGATTTCACCCTTACCCTTAGGATAACCTTTCTTCTTACCATTACCGGCAGTCACGGTATCATGATAATGAATCAATACCTCATCATCATTCATACCCTGAATTACACTCTTAACCTTACCTTTGACAATTACATCGTTGATCATAACATTAAACCAAATCTTTTGTATAACGTGAGGTCCATATAGTAAGACTATACTTCACTCCTGATATTAACTCTTGACATTCATGGCCATGAGTTAATTGACCGGGGAACAATATACATTTACCCACGGGTACATCCTTATTAGAAAACTTTTGTCTTGGAAACACTAACTCCGCACCTTCATAATTATCATTTAATTTCACGGATCCGGTCAGTACAGAAGCATCACAATGTAGATTTAACTTGGTCTGAGTATCCATGGAATACCTCATTACAAAGGCATCTCTGATACCGTGCATTTTAAATGGACGCCAAAAACTATGAACTATGGGATAAATTGATTCTTCCCAGTGTTTCTCCATTTGATCCCATAAACCCAACTTCTTCAGTCTAATTTCCTGAGCAGGAAAATCATCATAAGACAAACTACCCCATTCTCCGTCCTTATCGGCAAGTGCAATTAAATCATCACACATTGATGGAGTCAGATAATCAATCAATAACATTTCATTACCAATCACTTCATACTTATTATAAGTCGGGACATATACTATGGGTGAACTATCAGAATAAAACTGATCATACAAACGATTAAAAACTATTTTGGCATCATCTCCACCATTACCATGATACACACAATTATAGCACCTTGTCAATGGATTATACATCTGGGTTTTACGTCTAAAAACCACAGGTTCATGAGTCTGGAAAATATATGAATCCTGATCTAAGACAATATCATAACTTTCGGTAAGATATTGTTTCTGATAATAAAGTTGATCATCATCACCATCATCAATGTCCGGACCTAAAATCTTCTTGAGTTCTTTTACTTTACCAATAAACAATCCACTATTCAAATATTCATATGGTGTCTCAAAAGAGGTTAATTTCCTATTAAGTACAATCATATCATTCGATAACTTATCATCGGGCCAACAAACTCTTTCGGCACCAAATATCACATCCTTTCCCATTTCAAGATATCGATATATCACCTCATCAACATCATCGGTAAAGAACACATCATAGGCATCACAAAATAAAATGACATCTCTGTCGGGTAGTTCTTTTACATATTCCTTTAAAAGATTTACTTTCTGTCCACCACCGGCACCGGACATGGTTCCA